ACCAGAATTTGGGCGCACTGAGCCAAGATTGGAAACACCTTCAGATGCGGTCGCTTCGTTTGGTGCTGAGGTTGCAGCTCTCGCTGAGTCAGTTTTGAAAATCACTTTGATGCCGTGGCAGGTGCGGGCTTTGACGGGGATGTTGGGTCACGATGGCACCGGGCGACTGTGTTCAAATGAGGCTGTCATAGGGACTGGCCGTCAGAATGGTAAGTCTTGGATGCTTCGAGCACTTTGTGCAGGCTGGGCACTTAAGGGGCCTGAGTGGTGGGGTCGTCCGCAGGAGATTCAGATCGTTGCGAACAAGAAGAAAAGAGCGATGGAGACGTGGCGATTCTTGGCGACAACATTTGAGAAACTGGACTTGGCGACGGTCCGCCGAACAAACGGTGACGAAGCGATCCAGTGTCACAACGGGAGCGTGATCAGCATGGGTGTCGCACGAGCTGACGAGCACGGTGGCAGTCCAGACTTGCTGTGCGTGGACGAGTTGTGGGACATCAGTTCCGAAGTGTTGTTTGATGCGTTCAGGCCGTCGCAGATCGCACGACCGAACCCTCTGTTGGCGTGCTTCTCCACTGCTGGCGATCAGTCAAGTGCTGCGATGCAAATGCTAAGAGAACAAGCGTTGCACGCGATTGACAAAGGGATCACAAACGGGATCTACTGGTGTGAATGGTCGCCTCCGCCCGGGGTGAATTGTGAGGATCGGCAGTGGTGGCCTTGGTCAAATCCTGCGTTAGGGACGACGATCCAGTGGCGTGCGTTAGAAAAGGCGTTTGCTGGGCCTGACCGTGGGGCGTTCTTGCGTGCCCACATGAACCTGTGGATTGCGTCCGCTGACTCGTGGCTCCCGTTCGGTTTGTGGGCTGATCGAGTTAGCCAAGTGCAGATCCCAGACGGCGGCATCTTGTGCGTGGATAACTCGCTTGATAACGACACTTTGTATTGCGGCGTGAGGGCCGTCGCGCACGAAGGCGGCGTGATCGTCACGACCGAATTCGTGGTTGACTCCCAGTCACAAATGTGGGCTGAAGTAAATCGTGTCATGCAAAATCGTGACATCCAGTTACGAATCAATCCGACGTTGCATCCGCACACCCCGCCCGATCTTGTGCGTCGTACTCAGATCGTCGGTTACAAAGAACTGAAAGCAGCAACACCGATTTGCCGTGGCATGATCTTGGAGGACAAGTTGCGTCACACTGGTGAGATTGCATTATCTGAACACGTCACTAGGGCGGTACAGGTCAAGGTGGACGACGGTGCACCGTTGTCTAGTCAGAAGTCACCCGGTCCGATCACCCTCGCCCGTTGCATGGTGTTTGCAGCTGCTGAAGCGGGACGACCGACTAGGTCATCTCGCGCCGCTTTTGCTTTCGGGTAGGGGTACTTACATACAAGAAATATCTGTGAGAGAATCGGAGCAATGGCTCTTTTCGGAAACAAGAAAGTGAATGCAACCCCCGCGTTCGCGTCTGCTCCGATACAGGCTGCAGCAGGTTCTGCCGCACAGGTGGGCCAGTTCTACACGTATTCCGTCGGGGCATCGCAAGAACTGGCACTCTCTGTTCCTACTGTTGCACGATCCATTCAGATGATCGCATCCATGGTCGGTTCGCTTGAATTAAAGCACTACACAACTCAATGGAATGGCGAAGAGTACGAAGAGATTTACTTGCCCGTTGAGCCGTGGATGGAACAGCCCGATCCGCGGGTGACTCGAAACTTCATGTTCTCGCAACTGGTAACGGATTTGATTTTGCATGGACGCGCCTTTTGGTTTATCTCGAGTCGTTCGTCCGCCACTGGTCGTCCGCTTTCGTTCCAATGGTTGCCCGCATCCATGGTGAACACTTTGGATCAAGCAGGCCCGCAATGGTTCGGCCCGAGTAATGAGATCACTTTCAACGGATACCCATTAAACACTGACGACGTCGTCCAGTTCTTGGCACCGACTCAAGGTTTGCTATATACCGCTAATCGCGCAATTAATACAGCAATTAAATTGCAACAGGCCGCGGACCGTTTTGCTGTCAACGAGATTGCTGCCGGGTGGCTTCAGCAGACCGACGCATCCGAACCGATGTCCGCTGAAGATCTCAGTGAACTCGCAGCTGCTTGGCGTAACGCTCGCCAAGTCGGCGCGATCGGAGCACTCAACAGTGTTGTGACTTTTAAAGAGTTTTCGAGTGACCCGAACAAACTGCAGTTAGTAGAAGCGCGCCAGTTCCAAAGTCTTGAACTCTCACGAACGACGGGAATCCCCGCATATCTTTTAGGAATCGGCGTGCCCGGCCAAACTTATCAGAACGCGCAACAGTCGCTTAGAGATCTTTGGCTACTGGGAACCAAACAGTATTTGGACTGCATAGAACAGACGTTGTCAATGCAACCAATACTTCCAAAAAATCGTTACGTTTGCTTTGATGTTGAAGAATATTTGGAGCAAAACGATTTGACTGAAGTTCAGCATGAACCATCAGCGTCCGATCGTGAACCGATGGACACACCTATGGAGACCCCAGCATGATTCGTTTTACAGCCGACCTACCAACACTTGATTTTGCAAAGTCGGATCAGGACGCACCCGCATCTATCTCTGGTATCGCTGTCCCGTGGGCACCGACTACCGCAGTAGTTTCAGGCGGCCAAAAAGTAGCTTTTGCTCGCGGTGCTTTTGATGTTAATCAGAAGAACGCCAAACTCATAGAAGGACATGATCTTTCGCAGTTGCGTGGCACCGTAAACGCTTTGGCAGATATGGAAGAAGGCCTCGGCTTTACTGCAACCTTCGCCCGTACTCGCGCATCAGCCGACGCCGTGGAACTTGTGAAGGCTGGAGCATACGACGCTGTCTCCGTTGGTGCTGAAGTGATCGAGTCGCATTACGACAAAGACTTGAAAGCAACAGTTGTCACCAAGGCTTCACTCATGGAATTGTCGCTCGTCGCCATTCCAGCGTTCAAGGACGCGTTAATCACCAGCATCGCTGCCTCCGCAGAAGAGACAGAACCCGACGAAACCCCAATAGAAACAACCCCAACACCATCCGAGGAGGATGAAACCATGTCAGAACCCACAACCGTTGAAGCCGCTGTCGCGACTCAACCCATCTACGCAACCGCCAAGCGCGAATTCAAATTGCCGTCACCCGCAGAGTACATCGCTACTTTCTTGCGTGGCGGTTCTGACTTCGCACAAATGAACGAGAACGTTCGTGCAGCTGCACCTTCCGCTCCGTACATTGACACCGAATCAAACCCGGGCGCGTTGCCCGAGATCATCGTTCAGCCCGCCTATAACAATTTCCGCGGTCTGCGCCCAGTGATTGATGCAATCGGCACTAAGGCAATGCCCACTGGAGGCCAGATCTTCGTTCGTCCTTCAGTCACGACCCATGTTTCGCAGGGTGTGCAATCGGCACAGAACGCAGCACTCACCGCTGGAACTCTTGCTGTTACGCGCAACACCGTCACCAAAAATACGTACGGTGGCTACGTGACCATCTCCGAACAGGATCTTGACTGGACCGATCCCAACATTCTCCAGCTCGTCCTTGACGACATGGGCCGCGTGTACGCCAACACCACCGACAATGTCGCAGCTGACGCATTGCTCGCAGGATGCTCACAGTCCGCAGTGCTCACCGATCCGACCAGCCCAGCCGAATGGATCAGCGACATCTACGACGCATCGTCCACCATCTTGACCAACTCGAACGGCAACCTCCCCACACACTTGTTCTTGAGCCCAAATATGTGGGCCGCTGCAGGCAAGCTCGTGGACACCACTGGTCGTCCGTTGTTCAGCAATGTTGGACCAATGAACGCATACGGTTCACAATCGCCAGCACAGACCGACGGCATCGTCGCGTTCGGATTGCGCGTCGTCGTAGACCGCAACTTCGCTGCAGACACCTGCATCGTTGGTGACGCATCAGGATTTGAAATCTTTGAATCCATGAAGGGTGCAATCAGCATCGATGTACCGAGCACGTTGTCACGCACCATCGCATGGCGCGGCTACCTCGCCACGTTGATGATTGACGCAACCAAGTTCGTCAAGTTGACCTGAGCAAACTGAAACACTGAAGGGAACTGGATCATGGCCGTATTCACCGTTACACACGCACAACGTGTGGACGACTACGCCGTGATCCAGACCCTTGAGTCAACAGACATCACAGTCGGCCAGACGATCATCGTTGCCGGGGTAGGAAATAACTTTGATGCGACTTACATCGTTCAGGCTGTCCCTACTTACTATTTCATTGGTGTTGATTCTCAAGGCGATTTTGAATACAACTACGAAATCGTCATTGAGAACCAGTTGCTCGTCAAATCAGATTTCAGCGATTATCAAAGATCTGCAGCGACAGGAACAGTCACATGGACCCAGTCCTGCACTTGGCTGTCATCTACTGCACCAGTAATTGAGTTTCTTGGGATCGCGTCGGCCACGGCAAATGACACCGCGTTCCTCACGACTTGTGTCGCAGCTGCGAACTCCTGGTGTTTCAAGCGTCGCGTGCAGGCTGGTTACCACGACAGTCTCACCACTGTCCCTGACAGTTCAGTGCTGTTGGGAACCACCTTGTATGCGGCAGGCCTGTACCGTGAACGCGGAACTACTGGCGATTCATACGCTTCGTTTGGTGACATGAGCGGACCACCGCTGATGACTCTCGGACGCGTGAACCAGTTGCTCGGCGTCAAACGCAGTCAGGTGGCTTAATGTGGCAGGCATCTTCACAGACACCATTGACACCGTGTCAGCGTCGCTCACAGCCTTGGGACTTAAACCAGTCACCGATCCGCGCAACGCACGACCGCTCACAGTGTTTGTGGAATTACCGACGTTCACTTGTTTCAACAACCAAATCGCAGACATCACCGTCGATCTTCGAATCCTTGGCGCGCCACCCGGCAACCAAGACTCATCCGACTACATCCTCGGAGTGGTCGACACAATCATGAACAGCCCTATCGCCGTTTTGAGTGGCTCACCTTCGCTCGCTCAAATCGGTTCACAAGAACTACCCGCATACGATTTAACAATCAGAATCGCTTCCAAGCGCATCCCATAAAGGACAAACAATGCCCACTACAAAAACCGTTTACCTGTCCAACCCAACTGTTCTTATTGGTGGCGTGGACGTCACTCAGAACACCAACGCGGCCTCGTTGGAAATCGGCTACGACCAACTTGAATCCACAACTTTCGGCGATACCGGGCACCGTTTCGTGTCGGGCCTCCAAATGGTGAACGTCACCTTGACGATGTTCATGAACTACGGCACTGGCGAAATTGAAACAACGCTTTTCGATCAGGTCGGCGACGGCACCACCACTCTGGTCATCTCACCATCAGGTACCACGGAGTCTGCAAGTAACCCCGAATATACGATTACTAATGCCATGTTGTCTTCGTTTACGCCGATCGTTACAACCGTTGGAGAGCTCAGCCAAGTCAGCGTGAATTATGTCGGAGGCACTTGGGTGCGCGACATCACCAACCCGTAATCAACAACTAACAAAAGGACCCCGACATGATTGGTATGACATTAAGAGTAGAGATGGCTGACGGTGAAACATTTGAAGCACCGATCACCTACGGAGTTGCGTGCAGATGGGAAGATCATCACCCCACGCTCTCCGTGGGCCGTTTCTTAGAAGACATGAAATTCAAGCCTCTCGCATGGTTGGCTTGGGATGCGTTACGAACAAAGAAAATAGTTGTCCCGTTGTTTAGCACTTGGGTAGAGAACGTCATGGATATCACGTTCCTCCCAAAAGCCAAAGCGGGCCAGCAGGACGAGCAACCAACCTGATCGCGCAGCTCGCTGTTCGTACAGGCATCAGTCCACTGGACCTGATGGAAACACCAGCCCAGATCATTGATGAAATGGTCAGGTTGATAATCGAGCAGAACGAGAGCAAAAAGTGAGTCTTGGAATAGATCTGAAACCAACTGGCCTGAAAGAGGCGTTGCGGACGATTAACTCCATTGACCCTAAATTGCGTCGTGCTTACGGTAAACAGATCCGTGAACTGGGCAAGGTCGTTGTGGATGCGATCACACCGCTGGTGCCGTCGTCGTCGCCTACGCGTGGCATGGATGGGCCGTGGCGTACCGGGTGGAAGAACGGTCAAACCAAGAACATTGTCGTTAAGACCAACACTCGAAAAGCACGTAAACGCAACATTGCTAAAGGTGCCCAATATGAAACCATTGGCACGATCACTGTAGGGACAAAAGGTGCAGCACTCGCGATCGCAGATATGGCTGGCAAGGCTGGCAATAGAGGCCGTGGTGATTCGCGTGCTCGTCCTAACTTTGCTGGCGTTCTTAACGACAAGATTGGTCGCGGTCCGTCGCGCATGGTGTGGGCTGGTGGCGAAAAAGCAATCCCAGACTTTCAGAAGGCTCTTGAGCCTGTTATCAAAGAAGTAATCTTTGAAGCGAACAAGGAACTAATGAAAGTAAATCGCTGATGGCTATTAACATTCCGATCCTCACAGAGTTCTCAGACTCAGGAATTAAAGCCGCTAAAGCCGCGTTCGGTAATTTTAAGACTGCCGTGGGTGACGCTGAAGGTGGCATGGGCAAGTTTAAGGCTGGTTCAAAAGTCGCGTTGGATGCGGTCGCCGCTAATGCTTCAACTTTTGCAGTCGCAGCTGGTGCCGCAGTGGGCAGGTTTGTGGCCGACGGTATTACAGCGTTTCAAGACATGGCAATCTCGGCAGGGAAGTTTGCTGACGCTACAGGTCTGGCCGTTGAAGACGCGTCGCGTTACATTGAAGCCGCAGGCGATATCGGTATCCCGATTGATGCCGTTGAAGGTGCGATCGGTCGACTTAACAAGACCATTGGTGCAGACCCTGACAAGGTCCGTGACCTTGGTGTTGACCTTGTGTATTTAAAGGACGGTTCATTAGACGTCAACGAAACATTCTTAAATACGATTGACCGCCTGAAAAAGATTAAAGACCCAGCAGAGAAAGCCACCGTTGCCGCGCAATTGCTTGGTAAGGGCTGGCAGTCAATGGCCGAAATGATTGAGATGGGCGCGGACGATCTTGATGCATCTTTAAAAAAGGTGTCGGATCAAAAAGTTATTTCTGAAGAAGAACTTAAATTGGCTAGGGATTACCGTACCGCGATGGACAACCTTGGCGACTCAACAGAGGACCTAAAAGTCAAGTCTGGTCAACGGTTAATTCCGCTGGCGACGATGTTGGCTAACGGAGCAACTAAAGCTTTAGAGTTTGACGCTGCATTTGATGAACTTGTCAGAGACATTGTTGGTAAAGGCACGCAAGCAGAAGAGCAGTTGAGCGATCTTGCTGGTGTTGTAGACGAGGGTCGAATTAATGCTGGAGAGTTTAAGACAGCAATTCAAAACGCCAAGATTCCGCTAGATAACTTGACAACTTCCGCGACTAACGCCAGTGTTGCAATCGTTAACGCTGACACTGCTTGGAAAAATCTGACCGGAACATTGGATCGCGAAGTCGCACTCGACAACGCCAAAATTGATTTAGCCGAGTTAGAAACAGCAGCTGCTAAAGCGTTCGGAACAGGTGCCCAAGCCGACATTGATGACTACGAGGAAAAACTGGCGACATACGCTGGAGTGCTCGCTGGCATCTCGGGGACTATGGACGGTATCTCATCCAAGGAAATCTTGTTTAGGTTCAAGACTCAAGGTTCAGCGGCTGCGCTTGAGTACGCAACGTATCTTTCTAAGGGTGCAGAGTACGGCGGGATCAGCGAATACGACGCGTTGACCCTTGCGGGCATCTCTGGTGCGCGTGCTAGCGGTGGCCCTGTGGCGGGCGGTAGTTCTTATCTTGTGGGTGAGCGCGGGCCCGAGTTGTTTACGCCGGGTACGTCTGGAAGTATCACCCCAAACAATGCGCTAGGTGGCAGCACCACTATTAACGTCAATGTGAACGGTGGCGACCCGAACAGTATCGTCAGGGCGTTGCAGCAGTATGTGCGTCAGTCGGGACCAGTTCCCGTTAATACGCGGGCGATGTGATGCCGACAACACCTTGGCAGTTTCTCCTTAACGGGTCCACGGACTTCACTAGCAGTGTTTTGTCAATAAGTATTAGACAGGGCCGAGAAAAGTATTTAGACAACTACAGCGGTGGGTCACTTGTTCTAACCCTAAATAACAGTTCAGGGCTTGCCAGCACATTCAGTTTCAATGACAAAGTTTATGCCGCTAGCGAAACTTCAGGGACTGGTTACCGCGATGTGTTCACGGTGCAAGAGATCACTTTTAACGATTACCCCGGCAACACTGGTTTAAGTACCGCGACAATTGTTTGTAGTGACCCGTTGGCACGCACAGGTCGTTATCAGGCTACGAATGTTTCTTTGACTCAGGCCGCTACGACTGCCCAAATGGAACAGTTCAACATTGTTGTTTTACCGTCCGATTTAACTGTTACCGATGTCTTGTCAAGTGTGGGTGATTCGATTGCCTCAGCACAAACTTATACAGGGACTGTGCTTAACCAACTGAACATTTTGCAGGCCACAGAGCGCGGCATTATTAGGACGAAAGCGTACGGCAGTTTTACGGGCCAGTTCATTTTTCCGTATGCCCGTAACGACATAGACGACAACGTGGTTACCGCGTTCACTTTTGGTCGTAACACTTCAACAACTGTTATTGCTTATCAGGACTTTGAACGTATCCAAAACGGCACTTCTTTTATTAACACTGCCACGATTCAGCCTGAAGGTTTAGCGGCCCAAACACAATCCAACAGCGGGTCAATCACTTCGTACGGTGCGACCTTCTACAGCAGCTCCACCGCCGACTACACAACCACCCAAGCCCAAGCGAACGGTGATTGGATTGTCAACACCTTTTCAGACCCGATCAGTCTCAGGTTCAAAATAGGTTTCACGGACAGGGCACAAAACTCAACCGCCTACGCATCATTCCTAACAACATTTCCAAGTATCGCTTTTAGTCTGCTTTATGAAGTACCCGGCTCAACTGAAGATATTACGGTTCAGGTCGTTTTGGAAGGCTGGACGATTAATGCGACACCCGAGCAGACAACTTACGAACTGTATTTCAGTCCGCTTAACTACTACCAGTTCTTCATCCTTAATAGTGCCAGTCTGGGTACTTTGGGTGGCGGGGACATTGCTTACAATCAGGCTGAAATTACATATGATGATGCTGGTTGGATTTATAACGACTCAAACGCAGATGACACTGCAGGACGACTAGGTTGGTAACTCATGGCTAGCACATTCCCCACTTCATTGGACACTTTCACAAACCCGACGGCGACGAGTTTGTTGACTTCGCCGTCTCATGCTCAACAGCACGCCGACATTAACGATGCGGTCGAGGCGTTGGAGGCGAAGGTCGCGATCGGTAACACGGTCCTAGGGACATATACGGCATACACGCCAATTCTGACCGGGATCACGATTGGTAACGGGACCTCAGTCGGTTCGTATTGCCGCGTTAACAACTTCGTGCATTACATAGCAAAAGTTACCTTTGGTTCAACCACAGTATTTACCACAGGTAACGCAGCTATTTCTGTTCCTTTGAACATTCATTCAGACATGAGCGCGGTTGGTTTCCCATTGGGAACTGCTTACTTTTATGATGTCTCAGCGGGCGGTTTTTATTCGGGAGCTCCAATGTCATCAGGTAGTGCAACAACCATTTACGGTGGGCCAGT